TCCAATTGTGTCTGAGCATCTTCAATTTTCTCATAAGCATCAATAGCCATCTTAGCACCATATATGATCCCACCGGTTGCGGCCAGGGATCCAAACCCGGCTTTACCTCCCATTTTATCGGAGGCAGCTTTAAACTTATTTAAGGATCCTATGGATTTGGAAACGGATTCGTTGACAATCCGGCTCATCTTATCGACAGCTGAAAGAATCAATGCAGTCCTAATAGTTTTATCGTCTGCCATTATTATTCTGCTTTATTCATTTCATTATGGATCTTAAGAGCTTCATTGTACCAGAAATAGATTTCACTGGTTGACATTTGTAATACCTTTTCAATGCCTCCTCCGAAAAAGTGTGCAGTAAATGCTATTTCCCGGGGAGTGATGGAAAATTTATTTCTGAAAAATCTCCCATAAGCTGTAAGTAATCAGATCCGTCCATCTCTTCAAGATCCTCCATTACTATATTTTGATTATCGATCGTGCAGCAAACAGCCATGTAAGCTGATATGAATTTATCCTGGCTCCCATCGATGATTCTCATTACTTTCTGAATGTGATATCCTTTAGCTTTGAATATCTGTGCAGTCTTTCCGGATGGTAATGTAATTTCTTTAACGTATTTAACAGGCTCTTTTTCGGCCTTTTCTTCCTTTGGTGATTTTGTGTTTGTCATCTTTTCACGTTTTTGAAAGAAAGGCCCCGGGTATGATCCGGGACCTTTTTGTTTAAATTAAGTATGTCAAATAACTCTCTTGAAGGTTACCCTCCGATGTTGGCACGATAGCTACTGAGCTGATCCACGCCACCAACTTTAAGAATGTTAGCCATGACATCATATTCGAACACATCGGATCCACCTACCGTTAATTTGTAGTAGGTTGCACCGAATGACATCTCGAGTTCCACGTTATCATGCTGTTTAAAGTTGGCTGCAGGCAACCCTTTCAACTGTGCCGTCATGTAAATAACTACCGGTATCTCAGCTAACCTACCCGTGGCGCCATATTGTTCCAGCGAAGCGCGGAACTGCATTGAGAAGGCAGTGAATGGGCTGGCTACAATCTTTAAGGTATCGGGATAAAAGCTATTCCATCGGATCTTCCCCTCGAGCTTATCTATACCCGCGGGAAATTCAATCTTACCGATTAATCCAATGGCGTTATGTTCGCTCATCATGAATTTTACTTCCGGAGCATCCATTTCCTTTACCTGACCAAGCAGGCTGTTACCGTTAAGGTAAACGTTCGCGTTCGTGACGCGATTTATCTTAATATCAGGCATTGGTTACAAGGTTATTAACGTAATCGATGTTAAACATGCTCTTGAAGGTTATTCTCTCTCCCGGGATCGGGGAAGCCCAGTCGTAGGAGAAGGTAAAATGACCATTGGCCATTTCAGTGGCAGGATTATCAGCGGCCAGGAATTGACATTTCCCATCCAGGAAGGCACCCTGTTGCTGTTTGGTCCTGATGAAGGAGTTTACTGATTCCGTTACAGAATCTATCCAGGCTGCATTCACCGGCAGGTCAATAAACTGTAACATGGCATATTTCACGGAATCATCCAGGACATATCCTGCCATTGCCACTGCCAGGAACATATCACGTGGGAGTGAGGATGATGGAAAGGCAGCCGACCGGTTACCCCAGGTACGGATACCTGTACCGAAACTGTTAAATACTGTTATGATCCCAACGGCATTAAGCAAGTTTGTTTCTGCAGTGGTATCATCCAGAGAAGCTGAGATGTCAGTTTCCACTACTGAGTTACCGGCAGCGGCTGACAATCCCTGAATCTGATGATTCGATGGGGAAACGTGGAAACCCTCATTGAGGATTGTAGCAGCCCACACACCGGCAAAAAAGGCCGAATACCAACGAAATTCATAACCGTTATTATAAGCATTGTATGCTGATAACATTGGGTATAAAAGCACATCGTGAGGATCTGATGTGGCGAAGTTGATAGCTCCTGATGGACCACGTCCGGCAATTGCCTGAGCTACCGTGGTCCCTGTAGGAGCATCCTTTAATGCAAATCCTTTGAATTTTGTTCCCCATACTGTCATCTCCGATGCTACAGCTGCAAGAGATGAGAAGCCAGGAGTGATAAAGATACGTGGGTTAAAGCCAAAGAGGTTATAACACAGATCAAAACACTTTCCTCCGCTGCGAATTCCTGTGACATCGGCTATGGTACCGATAATCTTATCAGCGGTAACTGCAGACAGATTCAATTTATTGTAACTGCAGTTCAGGGTTAAACCTGCATATGTAGCCATTGCTGCACCCATCAATGTTACATTTCCGTAATCATCCACGGAATAATCGGTACCAAGGACAAGGGTTGTAACACCGGTTGAATCTTTAATGACAAGGTCGTTTACAGGTGGATACGCTGTTTTAATTTGATTATTGACAACCGTTTGAGTTTCGGCCGCTACAGCCGTTGTCATGGTTGCAGGATCAAAGACATTTACTACAACGATAGTACCTACCCCCTGTTGGAAGATTGCATCAATGTCCTGGGGAATTGTAAACCCAGGCAGCTGGGATCCGAACTGGGCAGCATCGGTATCCGAGGATACCAGGATGGGCGTGTTCAAGGTTCCCTTTGGAGCTATGCCTACAAGTCCTATCACAGCAGCTTTGACAACTTGAATTGGTCTTGCTCCCGTGTTAACTATAACGGCTTCGCTCCCGTGAAGGAATGAATTGCTCATATTGTTTCTTTTTTAAATTTGGTTTTCTTGATAATTTCGGGAGCCTCCACTAAAAACCCTTTCGCTATAAGGGTCTTAACGTGTTCATTATCTTCCGGAAGGTCGATGGTGGCATTATCGGTTAAGATAACGTCACCGTGACCTCTAAGGGAAATACTATTGGGCTCCGGACCTTTATAAATAAATGTTTTCATTGGTTATGATGTTAGATCAGCTTCTGTTACCTCAACCCGGATGGTTCCCTGAGGATCCTTTAACTTTATATCAGTTGCAGTACCTAAGGGAATTTTCGGATCAGGTTGTTCCACACGAACTGTTTTTGTGGTCACGATCATGGAATAGGTCCAAAGGTCTTTCTCATGTGAATCAAACTTGACCGTTCCTAAATACATCTTTTCGCAATCCACTGGCTCCCATCCTTGCAAGGCTGCCTGAGCCTGACCTATTAACGTATAAATACCTGAAGGGCCGCGAAGTTTCCAGCTCCAAAAAACAATGGTAAATGATAATGTCTCTACCTGGATAACCGATCCTATGGTTTCAGATTCTTCAAAGGATGAAAAACCGTAAACCACGGTTACCTTACCTTGATTTTGAGGCAAAACCCATCCTGCATCGTTTTCAGGTACCGGAATAACTTCCAGGCCGGTAATTGATCTTACGCGGTCTGTAATAGCCGATTCGAGGGATTCATACGTCATTGCAGGTGAATAACTTTTTCATGATCGATTATTTTTTAATTCTAAACGAGCTTTATGATTAAATCCATCCCAAAGTTTTATACACCAACGTACCCAATATTCTTTACCTTCAATTGTTACAACTTCCGAATGCCCTTCATCCACTGCATCATCCAGGCCACGGAATTCTGAATCTTTAAATTCAATATAAAAGACATCGGGGTAGTATTCTTTATCAAGTAAGCGTTCTTCATCTGATGGTTCACGGTATAAAACTTTCCCTTTGCGAATCTGTCCGTCCATGGATGAAGTCCAGGACATATGTTTTCCCATCCTTTCCAAGACAGATTCAAACATAAGTTCCCGGACATCATCAAAGGGCGTTGGCATGATTAGTACATTAATTTGATCCAAACCGTGGCATCACCGATCTGAGCGGATCCAAAACCACCTACAGCGCCAATAACAAACCCGCAAATGGTATTTCCCATAGCGGTTGCTGTTACTGTACCGGTAGCTGATTTGAAATAAACAAAGGTTCCGGGATCCAAGCCTTCGGCTTCTTTGGGTACTTCAAAAACTCCGTGAACCGCCAATTCACCCTGAGCACCCAGAGCAACATCAGTACAGGCAACTCCCACCTGGGAGCCAACCTTAACCAGGCTGCCGCCGCTATATGTGGCATCGGCTGTGAACGGTACAATGTGACCGTCCTTAAAGATTAAATTCTTCATGATATAAATAGTTTTGGTATGCTTAGACTTAAAAAGTTAATTCTTAGTGACCGGCATTCTTATACAGACCACGATAATCAATCACGGCACCATTGAAATCATGTCTTACTTTAATCTGCAAGCCATCGACTTCAAAGCCATAACGTGTTTCGGTATAAGGACCTGTAGCACCATCGAGATATGAATAAGCCAGCATATCAATAAGGGCAGGCTCGGAGGCAAAATACCAGGCAAAGGCATCTGTTAACAAAGGTTCCACAATCTTTTCCAGCGTACCGGCAAAAGGATTGATGGATCCTGATTCTACAGCCAGCATTTTATTACTGATATACTGATCAGCTGACATTTCCATTTCGGGAGGAACAATCAAATATTTTGGTGTAACATTGATCGGTTCTCCATCCATACCTGTCATTCTCCTCATAGAGGTACGACCAGCTGCCAAGGTTGTGAGAGAAACAGCTCCAGGGGTTGTAGCAAGGTTCTTATGATTATTGGCAATAAACAAGGTTTTACCGTCCGACATTACCGGATTACCTGAGATAAGGCCCCACATGATCACGTTTTCTTTACGTGCTACAGCGGCACCAATAAACTCAGCTGCGCGGGCAAATCCATTCAGATCATCATTGATGATGGTTTTACGGGTTATCGGCAGGATCATTCCCCAGGTCTTGATGTTCCAGGTTTCCTGTGATTCAGCTGGTTTTCCTGCAGGATATTCACCATGCTCGAGTATCTCTGAAAGTTGGAGATTGGCTCCAAACTTGATAGCATGGATGGTCTTGAAATCGGCTGCATTCCACGGACGTGCAATAAGGCGCCAGGTTTGCGGTAAATTCATATAACTCCGTTGCAGGGTTTTATTGATAGCATCCTGTAACAGGATAGGGTAATCGGTGGTGGTGAGCGCACGGGTTATGAGTTCGGTTTTACTCATATGCTTATACACAAGGTTGAATTCCTGCATACGTTCTTTAGCCATTTCGATTAAAGAAAGCTGTTTGAATTCCCGGGCCATGTCTTTCAGATCCTTATCCGGTACCATCAAAGGATTTATCCGGTTGCATAATGAATCAAGCATCATGGCCCTGGATTTATCAACAGGATCATCTCCCATTGATATAGGCGTGATCGGCTTGTTAGGATCGTTTTTAGCCCATTCAATGATGGCCTGTTCGCGGTACTTATCCACGGTGGATCCATTATCAATAAAAGGGGTTGCAAATTCCTCCGGGAGTTTCATCTGACGGGTTACCGTATGAATCTCCAGGATTCTTTTACGTTCAGCTGCCGAAATGGCGGCATGGTCCTGAGCAATTTGCTCAGCGGTCCGGACCTTTGGTTCCGGTACGATCGGTTCAATTTTGGGTTCAACGATCGGTACAATTGGTTCAGGGGTCA